ACTGAGTGAGCTTACCAAACAATTCGACCCGGATGGAAAGACGATTGCCCCTGTGGGGGAGCTTCTTTCCTATACAAACGAGATTTTACAGGATATGCCGTTCTATGAAGCGAACGGTTCCACAACTCACCGGCATACCGTGGATGCGTCAATTCCGCGTGGTACGTGGCGTAAATTGAACTATGGTATCAAGCCCTCAAAAGGCAAGACCGCCCAAGTTACTGATCAGATTGGGCTCTTGGAAGCTCGGTCCGAGGTGGATGTTGTTTTGGCCCGTATGTCGAATGACATTGCTAAATTCCGCCTGAATGAAGATCGACGGCACCTGGAAGGCTTGAATCAGGATCTTGCAGAAACGCTGTTTTATAACGACGTATCTGCCCATCCGGAAAGATACCTCGGTCTTGCGCCGCGTTACGATTCTCTCGGGCAACCGGCGAATGTGCCGAGTGCCAATTCGCAAGGTATGGATCATGTTCTCGATGCTGGTGGAACCACCGCTTCCAAGCAGTCTTCCATTTGGCTGATTGGTTGGGGCGAGAACAGCGTGTTCGGTCTTTACCCGCAGGGTTCCCCCGCAGGAATGGAACGACAGGATCTCGGGGAAATCGACTGCCTCGACGCCGACGGGGGTAAATTTCGTGGCCTTGCTACCCATTACCGAATCCAGCAGGGGCTCGCTGTAAAGGACTGGCGGTATATCGTTCGTATCGCGAATATTGAAACAACCGCCGCCATTACTTCTACGGTGATTGACAAGGTTTGTGATATGATGATTGACGCCACAAACGCTATTCCTTACCTCGGCGCGTGTCGCCCGGTATTTTATATGAATCGGGCCACTAAATCCCGCCTGCAGAAAGCGGCTCTTCGTAAGACGAATATGGCGCTGGGTTTCGAGGATATTTATGGTATCCAGAACCAGCTTAATATTTCGTCCATCCCCATTAAACAATGTGACTCGCTTATGTTGACTGAAGCGGTCGTATCCTAAGAGGTGATAAAATGATCTATGACAAAAAACTGATGATCGCGGACGGGCTTGCTTTTGGGGGCACGCCTACCACTATCGATCTCGGGATGGCCAACCCCGGCCCGGGCCAACCTATTACCATCGAGGTTAGAGGTAATGGGCTTGTGGGTGCATCCGGCCTTACCATTACTGATGGTGCATCGTCTCCCGCTACGGACACCTACATCGGCTTTGCTGCGTCTTCTGCGGCATTGAATGAAGGTGTTCGCATTATGCTTACGAGCGACGTGCAGCGGTATATCAACGTGAACTTGTCGGGTACGCCTTCGGCCGGTTCTTGGACATGTGGGGTTATCTTACCGTAAGTCAGGAAATTGCGTATTAATGTAATCGCCCCCAGGGCGTACTCTGGGGCTATTTTTAAAGGAGAGGTCATGGCTAAATGTGTGTGCGAAAGAACTTGCCAAGTGATACGGGGTAAGAAAGCGGTATTCTATACCCAGGGTGACGTGGGGGTTTTTGATAAATGCCCACCGCATTTCAAAAAAATAAAAGGGAAGATCGATTTCGCTACTGCAGGAGAGCAGGAACTTACGGAAGCCCCGCTGGACGCTCTCAAGGCGTTTATCAAGGGTACCTACGGGGTGTCTGCGGGAAGTAAGGGAAAAGAGAAAACCGTCGCGATGCTCTTGGATTGCCGTGGGCGCGAAGCTGTCCTCCCCCCGGAAGCGAATAAGAGTGTTGATGAGGTGATCTGATGTCTCAATCTCCGGTCGGTATTTGCAATCTGGCGCTGGCGCTCATCGGAAAGGAGCCCATTCGCAATTTTACTGACGAGCATAACGAACGGGCCCGGATGTGCGAGAGATTCTATGAGGCCACCCGGGATAGGATCTTGGGGGCGTTTGATTGGGGGTTCGCCCGAAAACTCGCGAAGCTCCAGAAGGTGGTCGATCCAAATTTGGTCATTCCTACCAATTGGTACGCGTATCAGCTACCAGCGGATTGCAAAGCTCCTCGGGATGTCCATCCGCCTGGCAATAGGCAGCGATGGAGAATCACGGGCGATATGGTTCTTGTTCCGCTTGATCCGGTGTACTTGTGGTATACCGCGTTGGTTGAAGACGCGTCGTTGTTTTCCGACGGGTTCATAGACATGTTGTCAATTGGCCTCGCTGAAAAGCTATGTATGCCACTCACGCATGATAAAGCCCTGAAGCACGAATTGCGTAACGATTTTCGAGAGGCGGAGCTGAACGCGCACGATGACGATGCGAATGCGGGTTCGGAGTACAGAGAGTATGACAGTAATCCTAATAATGATACCTTCGTCAACGCGGATGTAGCGTACGACGCGGGGGTGAGTGAGCTCTGATGGCGGGGACATTCAGACGAAAAGTATCTTTTACCGCTGGGGAACTCAGTCCGCTTCTTGAGGATCGGGTGGAGTTTGGACGGTATCGCAATGGCTGTCGGGAGATGGTCAATATGCTGTGCCTGACTCAAGGTCCGGCTACTCGGCGCTCTGGGTTCAAGTTTATCTTCGATCTTAATAGCCTTGGTCTTGATACGGCGAATCCCCTTGTTCGGTTAATCCCTTTCGTGTTTAACGAAGTTCAAGCGTACGCCATGGTGTTCTTCAAAAGTACCTACGCAGGAAAAGTGAAACTCGTTTTCGCTACTGGGGAGGGGCTTGTCACGGAGACAGCAGGGTCGCCTACTTCTTGCCCCCCGGGAACGCCTCATACTCCCGTTGCGGGAACGGTCGTTACCCTGGATATGGGCGCAGCGTTTGACATAGAGAATTTCGATTGGGCGCAGTCGGGCGATGAAATGTATATCTCGGCGTCGAATCATTCACCCCAGGTCATAAAGCGCCATGCCCACGATTGCTGGGAATTGCAAACTATCGCTTTTACAAATGCCCCGACAGAATGGAGCGCTACTGAGGGGTATCCAGAGAGAGTCACACTCCATCAGCAGAGACTTGTTTTCGGAGCGAATCTTACTGGCAGACAGACGGTATGGATGTCTAAGGCTGGATCGTTCTTTGACTTTGGTACAAGCGCGACGCCCGTTGCCAGCGACGCGGTTACTTTCACCCTCGATTCAGGCACTCAGAACAAGATCCAGTGGCTGATTTCACAGAAATCTCTGGTCATAGGGACACTCGGAAATGAGTGGGTCGTGTCGGGGGTAAACAATTACGCGCTGACTTCAGAGAATATCCGAGCGCAACGTTATTCTAATAACGGTTCGGAGCCGATGAAGCCTATTCTCGCGGGATTCACGACGCTGTTTGTGGAGCGCCATGGGAGAACTATTAATGAGTTTGTCTACGATTACAATTATGATGGGTACAAGTCGAACCCAATCACGGTGCTTGCTCCGCACCTTACCCAGGAGTATCCGGTTGTAGACTGGACCTTCCAGCAAAGTCCCGACAGCGTATTATGGTGCGTCAGGCAAGACGGGGATCTCCTCGGGCTTACTTACCAGAGAGAGCATAAAGTGGTTGGGTGGCATCGACACACAACGGAGGGGGCTTTCAAGGCGGTTACATCTATCCCCGGTAATAGCCGGGAAGATGAATTATGGATCATAGCGAAGAGGGACGTAAGCGGGCACCCAAAGTACTACCTGGAGAAGAAGGGGCTTACGTTCATCGCGGATACCGCCGAATGGGGGCGTTTTCTGGATTCCTACGTGGTACACCAGGGACCGGCGGTTACGTTGGTGTCCGGATTGGCTCACTTGGAAGGAGAAGAAGTTTCCATCCTCGCGGATGGCTTCGTATTGCCCCCTAAGACCGTAGCCTCGGGAGCCGTGAATTTGGGGGGGAGCTATTCGCACGTGGTTGCGGGCCTACCCTACGAGTCAAGGCTGAGTCCATACAGCCCGGAGATACAGCGAAAAGATGGGACTTCTTTGGGGAGAACACAGCGTATTATCGGTCTGGAGGTAGATTTTTATAAGTCTCTCGGGGGTGATTACGTGCAGTATGATGATTACTCGGATGCGAGAGAAGAAGAAATTATCTTCCGGCAGCCCTGGGATGTCGTTACAGAGCAAGTGCCGCTCTACACAGGAATGAAACGGATAGACACGATGCTGGGGTATGACCCGGTGGTTCGGTATTCCTTGGTTCAACGCCAGCCGCTTCCTATGACTGTAAGGGCGATCATAGATAACATAGAGGTGACGGAGTGAACGCAAAATCATCGGGGTTCATTTCGGGGGCTGCTTCTGGTGCCGCCGTAGGGACGGAAATTTTACCCGGCTGGGGGACTGCCATCGGTGCTGTAGCAGGTGGGGTACTCGGTTTGGTGAGCGGGGGTAACACCGATGCCTCCCAGGAAAACTCCCAGGCATGGGCTGAGTATTCTAACGCGGTTCAGCATGAAACAGGTCTGGCGAATCTCGAGATGCAAAGCATGATTTCTATGGCGAATGGCTCTATGGCCTTAGCCAGTGCCGCTGCGAGGGCAGACTCCACCCGGGCGGTGGCTGGGAGAAATGCAGAGCTTATCCGGCTGTCGGCGGATTACAATGCATCTCTCCTGGATGAAGAAGAGAAACTCCTTTGGGAATCCGCCGGACTCGACATCGAGCAACTTGAGATGCAACGAGCAAGGGAGCGCGGGAATATCGTAGCGGCCCAGGCCGCTTCTGGAACAGTGATCGGGACGGGCTCGAATAAGGATATTGTCATTGCTCAGAAAACGATGGAGGCGTTCGACGCGTTTGTCCTTCGGCATAATGCAGAAGTGGGCGCTGCCAAGATTGAAGATGCGAAGGCGTTGGGGTTGTGGCAGGGCGAAGTAGCGGCCAGACAGACCGAGTGGCAAGGGAATCTTGCGGCAGTTATGGAAAGCGCCGGCGCCAATATGCGGGTAGCTGGAATGATAGCTCAGACAGGGATGAACGTGACGGTGGGTCGCCGCAGTGTCGACGACCAATTTATGATGGGTCAGTATGGGATGCAACAAAACTCAGCGGCTTATTCGGATGTAAATAGACAGAACATGATTAACGGTTTGTTTTCCGCAGGGTCGAAGGTAGCTGCCGGGTACGCCGGTAACTTCACTCCAACGGGTTCCTCGACTGCGGGAAATTTTGCTCCTGCCCCTTCTGCGGATAATTGGCAGCCATATTCAACTCAACCGGGCGGTAGCCTGATGGCGGTAGCGTAGATATGCCTACATTCAAGTTGTCCACTGCAAACGCAACCAGCGGCGGTTCAGCGGCGTCCATGCGCCCGTCACTGCTGAACACCACGAACATTCGTTCCGGTGCCAGGCCATCGGCTCTTCGGGCTCCGGCGTCACAGAGTGCGCGAGTACCCATTCCCAGGCTACAGCCGGATACAACACTCCAATCGGCGGAGCGGTTCGGGGATGTTCTCGTGAATTCTGTCCGCCGGGTAAGGGAGAAGAAGGATAAATTTCTGGCTGACGAAGCGGCGCTTGAGTTTAGTGACTACGCGCGACGAAAGTTTTATGGGGCCGACAACCCGGATGGAACCCGGGAGGCGGGGTATTCCGATCTCACCGGTGTCGATGCGGTAGACGCGGCGTACGATTATCAGGCGGGTATAGACAAAGGGTTACAGAAGATAGCCGGGAGACTTTCTCCGGCGCAGCGTCAAAAAGCTATGCTTCGGTTGTCGAACATCCGTTCCGTAGCCTTGAATCGGGGGGCTTCGTGGCATGCTCAGCAGCAAGAAGTAGCGGAGCAGCAGGCTCTGACTGTAGAGGTAGAGGATGTAAGAAAAGAGATTTCCGTTGATCCTTTGAGAGCGTGGGTTCCGCAGGCGGGGCAGCCGTCGATGGTAGAACAGACGGCGTTGAAGTTTCCCGATCCGAAAATGCAGATGGCGGTAAAGGATGAACTCGGTAAATTCACGGTGTTCAAGGCGTTCAATACCGCTCAGGGTGGGCCTAAAACACCGGATGCGATAGCCAAGTATAACGCTGCGAAAGAGTCCTTTAAGGCTATCGCTCCGCAGTTACCGGAGAAAACGAAACAATATCTGCGGCATTGGTTGGGCCAGAGGAAGGATGCGGCTACCGTTGAGGCTCACCAGGAACAAGTGAAGGCCATGCGTTCCCAGCAGATCCAGTTGAACTCGAATGCGTCGGGGACGCTCATAAAGATGTTGGCTACACCAGGAACACGGGAAAACACTGCGGCTTTTGTAGACGCTCTCTATAAGGTGAACGCGAATACCCCGACTGGAGGAGGAAAAGTCGTTCGAGAGAGCGTCGAGAACGCCCTATACTACATAGCGCTCAATTCCAAGAATGGGGTGTTGGCCGCAAGAGAGGCGTACTCGGAGATGTTGGATGCGGGGGCTCAGTTCGATGGGGAGACATTCCTAAGATTGAAGGCATACGTGGGTATTGATCTGCCACAAAAGATAGATCAATTCCGCACTCAGAAGGATATAGAAAGGATGCGGGCGTTTCAGCCGAACATCGAGAAGTTGAAACTCAATCCCGACCCTGCTGAAGCAGAGAAGCTGAAGCAGGAGTACCTGAGAGATGGCCCACTGCCCAAGAGTGCGGAGGCTTTCGTCACTGCGGTGGACGGGGTTATTAATGACAGTATAAAAGCCCAGGAGGACGAACGGAAACAGATTCGCCAATCCAACGCCGCGATAGCGCAGAGTTGGCTGGCACGACCAGAGGGGCCAACAAAAGCGAATGTAGCTTTGGCCCGGGATTTAGTAGCTCAGGATAAGCTCGATATAAAATACCTGATTAAGGCCCAAGAGAAACGTCTCGGCGCCGATCCAATAAGTCGGGCTATCCGAGCATCGGAAGGGTATAAAAACGCGTACAAGGCCATAAAAGACATGCGCGATAAGAGCATGTTTTTCGGTGATCCACATCTTAAAGGGCAGGACTTTGCCATATCGAATGCGGCAGGTGCCGGGTCAGCTTTTGCCGCCCTAAAGAAATTCGCTCAAGATCAGTATGTTGTGGGAGGCGTTGAACCGGATTACTCGAAGTTTTTGAGAGAGTATTTTGCGGCTACGCAGGGGGAATCCTCGGTAGCGCGGGGATACTACAAGCGCGTGTATCGTCCCGAGATCGCGTTTCCCTCGACAGCCGTGTCGAGAGCGGTTAAAAATTGGACCACCGGCCAAGGGTCTACGATGGATGAGGTTGCTCAGTGACGGATACCCAATATCAACCACTCGGACCATACCAGCGGTATGAGCAGACCGGCCTCCCGGCCACGCCTGAGAAGGTAATGATTGATCGGCGCACGGGTCGGCCATACGGCGCTGTCCCCGAGGAGGACGTGCGTAAAGACATCATAGATACCTACTCCATAGCGACTATGCTGGGTAAACCTGAGCATGAGATACAGCCTGTTTTAGGGGTATGGAAGGACCGGATCGACGCGGACGCTCCTGCAAATCATCTTCGCACGGGCATAGTGGATGCTACGAAAGGATGGTTTGAGATCGCGGATCTCCAGGCCAAGGCGGCCAAGGCGGCCAACAATTATGGGATGACAAAAGATAAGTCGTATCTCGTCGAGGCGAATTCTCTGATGGAGAAATCCCGAAAGATGCGGCAAGAGTTCCCATCGGTTCCGCGACACTCGACTCTCGATACTATCATACGGGATACCGTGACCGGCGCGGCGTCAATGTACAATATGGGCGCGAAAATGCTGCTCGGTGCCGGGGCCGGAGCAATTGTCGGGGGGGCTATAGCAGGCCCATGGGGGGCCAAGACGATAGGGTCACTCGCTCTACGAGGGAACGCTATTGAGGGGATGTATAATCTTGAGAGCGGTTCGGCGTATCTCGAAATGCTCACTTACGAAGATCCTGAGACTGGCGCTCGTATTGACCCTGAGATAGCTTGGGAGTACGCTCAGAAATACGGCGCCGGGGCGGCGGCGCTGGAGTATGTGCAGTTTGCCAAAATCCTGAACTCCTATAAAGTTCTCAAGACGACAAAAGCCGGTCGCAGGCTATACAATTTTGTCGTTCAGGCTGTCGAGAATGGGGTCACTGGTGCGGCTACCGAGGGTTCTCAGCAGGCTCTTCAGATATATGCTCAGGAGCAGGCCAAAAAGGCCACGGTAAAGAAGTATCGCGAAATACCTCGTGATCCGATAGTATTAGGGGGAGACCCAAGAAAAGGTACCCCGCCAAGTTTTACCCCGGTAAATTGGGATGACGTGTGGGCGCAGATAGGTGAAGCTCAACGTATGGGGGGAAATGCCGAGGCTGTCATGGGGGCCGGGGCGGCCGTTGTCGGAGCGGGAAAGAGTATCACGACTGACGCTATACGGGAGGTATTGCGACGAAGTGAGGAAGAGGCGTATCAGGCCACGAAGGTGGAAACAGAAGTTAAGGACCGCATCGACCTGGAGGAGACGAAGCTCAACAAGACGAAGACTACGGTACCAGTGAAAAGCGATGAGTCACCGGTGCCTACTCAGGCGGCGGAGTTTACCGAGCGGGAGTTGGGGGACGCCCTCAATACTGAGGGGATAAAAGGTACGACGGTCACAGACGAGCAGATAGACGGTCTTATTTTGGGGGCGGAGAGTGAAGACGCGGCTATTGAGGGTATCCTGAATGAAACGTCCGCTCCCGCTCAATCGGAGTTTGCGGGGGGGTTTCTTACCGAGCTATACTCGCAGCATTCCCTGGAACAGGCCGAAGCGCTCGAAGCTCTGCTTACCGCTCGGTCGGGCGCCTTAGGAGAGAGCCTTACCAGCTATCTTGACCGTTGGCGGCTATCGCTTGAGCAAGGCACTACTGAGGAGGGTGTAAAGGCTCAGTTGGCTTTCACAGAAGAAGGTGATACCATTTTGACGGCTTTCCAGAAAGCGGATGTTTCCTCTATCGCCCACGAACTCGGGCATCTATTCTTCCAGGATGTGGCTGGGCAGGACAAAACCACGCTCGATAATTGGCTGGGAGCGAAGGATGGGGTATGGACAACGGAGCATGAAGAGCAGCTTGCTCGTTCCTGGGAGAAGTATCTCGCGGACGGTAAGGCGCCTACGCCGGAATTGACGGGGGTATTTCAAAAATTTACTAAATGGCTGACGGATATTTATGGGGCTATCAAGGATTCGGTTATCGGTGTCCAGTTTTCCGATGAAGTACGAGGTGTGTTCGATAATATGCTTACTTCAAAAAAGAAGGCTGAGTCATTGCAGCGAGACGACCCGGCGAAACTGGAAAAAATTCTCTACCAGAAAGACGAAAAAGTCGAGGCGCTGACTGAGAAAGATGTGCAGGAGATGTCTGAGATAGACCTTCTGAAAAAGCAGGTGAAAAATCTCACAAAGCAGGCTCGGGATGCGGCGGCGGTCAGCGACAAGAAAACCTATGACAAGAAAATAGCGGCTATCAAGGCTACCTTCCAGCGCCGGATGGAGAAGAGCAAGCTCAAGGCCAGACACAAAGCTGTTCAAGGCCAGATGAAAAAGAAAATCGGAGGGTACAAGCCGAAGAAAATAAACGGCGTATTGAGATCGAGGCTGTCCCCGGATGCGTGGAAAAAACTGCAGGAAATCCTGACGCTTCTGTCTGAAACAAAGAGCATGAAGCAGGCGCACGAGAAATACCAGGAAATCCTTGCTACCGAGGGATGGGCGGAGGTGGACAGTTTGAAAGCTCGGCTTCTCCACGCCATGTCCTACGTTGAGCAAGATTCTGTGGATACCTTGGAGTCTTTGAATAAAGACATAACTGAGCTTATTCGGGGGGGTCGGGCGGACAGTTTTCTTGGCCGGATGCTGGCCTGGAAGTCACAGGCGAAGAAGCAGGTTCTTGCCGAGATCCTTGGGCCGGGTGTGCCGTTGCCGGAGACGAAAGTTCAAGCGGAGAAACTTTTCGAAAGAACGGGAATGGGGGAGCGCTTCAAGAGGCAACTTCGGGATCTCACCATCGGGTATGACTACATCTTCGGCTTGACAGGAATGTTGGAGATGATCTCACAGAACTCCGAGCGGGGTATCCATGACACCGAGACGGTTAAGATGTTTGATACATATCAAGCGGAGGAGCAAAAAAGAACAGAGATTCGTAAGGATAGTGAGAATCTCCTAAAGTGGTATGGGGAAATATACGGCACAAAAAATTCCGATTCCTCACTGAGAGCCATCTGGGATGACGCCGTTCCAACCATCGACTTCGATGGTATGAAATGGAGTCCCATGGAGCTGAGTTACCTGTGGCTCCAATTGAAAGATCCCACTCTTACTAAGCGGTTGATGAATCAGGGTTGGGAGCCCGGAAAGTTGTCTGAGGTAGACGCGCTGCTTACCAATAAACAGAAGGCGTTTGCTACGAAAATATCCGCCTGGATTAATAACGGCGATACTTTCCAGCAAACGGCGGATGTGTATGAGGCTGTTTATGGAGCGCAATTGACAAGGCTCCCCAATTACATTCCGGTAACAGCGCAAGACGCGGAGTTGGCCGAGACGGAGATTTACTCGCTCTTGAACATGGACAAGGGCGCGCCGCAGTTTACCCAGGATTACGCTCTCCGAGCCAGTGCTGAGACGACGGGTAGAATCAAAGAACGGACAGCCAGTGAGAAGGTAAAGATCAACACAAAACTGAACTTGGTGGCGGTGGCCCATGCGTATTCTGAAGAGACGGCGCATTTCAGGAATCTGGCTATCCCGATAAGAAAACTGAATGCGGTGTTTACGGACGCTGACATAAAAAGGGCTATTATTTCTCGGTATGGCCCCGATGTGTACCGGTCGTTGATGAAAAATATCGAGAACGCGGCGCAGAGTGGAGCGAATACCCGGGAGACGATCAAATGGTTAGATAGGGTACGGACGGCGTTCATCCTGTCAAAGATAGCGATGAGTATCCCTACCTTTATTAAGCAGCACATATCCATGGTTCAATTCATGGCGAAGATGCCTCCTGCTAAATTTGCTAGATACTTTATGGAGTTTGCTCAGGACCCGATAAAACATTATCGCGAAATAGCGAACAAAGATTGGGTGCTCAACCGTGGGACAATGGTAGATCGCGATTTCGCGGACATGATGGAGATGCCGGAGAGACGTTCGTTTTTGAAAGACCCCACCTTTTTGAATGCTATAACCTGGCTTCTCCGGACAGGGGATCGTAACGGCGTTATTCTTGGGGGTTGGCCTTATAGGGAGTATTTGATAAGGGATAAGGGGATGACGGTCGAAGAGGCGGACCTCGCGCTTGCAAAGGAGGCCAACAAGACACAGCAGTCCAGTATGATTTCCCAGCAATCCCTTCTTCAACGAGGTGGGTCAGCAGCGAAGATATTCACCATGTGGTCTTCCGGGCCTATACAGGCGTTGCGGCAAGAGATAGAGGCCAAACGGGCGCATAATAAAGGACGGATTAGTTCAAAACAGTTGTGGAAAACATTCTTTATCTATCATGTTCTTGTTCCTCAGCTATTTGCTCTTACGACCAACGCCATAAAGTCGGGTATGGGTGGGGGTGACTGGGATTGGTGGGATCATGGGCTGGCGTTGGCATTCGGGCCATTGGGTAATACCATGGTCGTTGGACGACAGATCCAAGCGCTCGTGAAGTATATGATCAAGGGGAATCCAATGTATGAGATGTCCCCCTTTCAGAGCGTTGTCCAGGACATAGGACGGGCGGGAAAAAAGGTTGCCCACAGGGATTTTGATAAGCTGTCATTGGACGATGGCGCGAGACTCATTGAGGGGGTTGGTATCTTGGTGGGAATCGGTACTCCCGTTGTCCGTGGAGAGCGAATGGTGCGTGGTGCGATAGAGTTGGCGACGGGTAAACCGAGAGAAGGAACGGTTCACATTATGGGTCAGAAACCCCCGAAGCGGTATACCCCGTTACAGAAACGCCAACGAGAGCAGCGAAAGAGAGCAAAAGAACTTAGAAAACGCTTGAAAAATACGTGATATGAGAGTATCAATAATTACACTTCCCTCAGCGGAGAGCAAACAATGATCGTTTCCGAACAGTCCCCAACTAAGACTTACGCTTACTCCGGTCCAGGGGTATACGCGTTCCCCTTTCAAGTTACTACAGAAACGGATGTAAGAGTTCGATATACCGACGCCAATGGCGTTGTAACAGACCTGGGCTATCTTGCGGATTACTCGGTTACTCTTGTTGCCGGGGGGGATAGCGGCGGGTCGATCAGTAACACCACGAACTTAGGGACGGGGGGCTCTCTCCTTATTTACCGGCATCTTCCGCTTACTCAGCTTACTGATTGGGTGAACGCAGGTCCGATAGACATGGAGGTTTTGGAAAACGACTTCGATCGTATCACTCTCATTCTTCAGCAGATGAACTCTACGCTCACCAAAGAACTATCGGTAGTGAACTGGAAGGGCTCCTGGACTACGGGAGTAGCCTACGAGGCTGATAATGTAGTACAGACGGCCGATTACAATCTGTACGCTTGTGTCGTAGTGCACACTGCGGGAGCAACTTTCGCCGGGGATCTGTCGAAGGGATACTGGCGGCTCGCTGCCGACCTGTCCGTGGTGGTTACATCCGCGACCAACGCGGCTACGTCTGAGACGAACGCGGCTACGTCTGAGACGAACGCGGCTACGTCTGAGACGAACGCGGCAAACTCAGAAACGAATGCGGCGAACTCCGCTACGCTGGCGCAACAGGCTATTGCGGACAGTCACGTTCTTGCGGGAGGTTCCGGAATAGACGTGGTGAACTCCGGGACTTCTCCAATAACAACTACCGTGAGTCTCGCTACAGGGTCGGATGAAGCTTCAAATTCGGTAGACTGGAATAGCGTAGATGCTGCAAAAGCTGGTTGTTCCAGGTATTTAATAACGGGCGATAGTCCTAACGGCCCTGGGGGTAGTGGTCATTATTATCCATTTACATTTGAGCACGTTCACAAGAATGGTTCAGGTGATATGACTCAGTTTGCCATTGGTTACGGGCGTGATAGAATGCTCATGCGTCACAGAATTGGTGGTGTTTGGTCTGAATGG